CTCCAGTGCTTTGATTGCCATATCAAGTGCATTTGCATCACGAATACTTAAATTCCAACCACTTCGGCGTCTTAATACTTTAAGTGCTTCTTCTCTTGTCATTCTGTCACCTCTTTTCCATCGGTATAGGATATCCATCCGGCAATGATTTAATAAGATTCCTTAATACTTTATATCCTGTGATTTGTGCTTGCACTAATCCGTTATTTTTGCAAGTCCTCAATTCAGCAATGTATTGATCCATAGAACTATTTATTTCACTCCTAAATTTCGGAGTTAATGGCTGATAGTAGTCTGTCATTCCGTCACCTCACTCTCAGCTTGTAGCTTAATTAATTTTGCTGTGAATAATCTCCCACTCTTAATAGTATTTAACAATGTGCGATATTGTAAAGACATAAGAACGGATCTGTGCCGAGTTTTGCCATTCCATTTATACCAAGAATTTTTACAAGAATCAAATTCTGATATTGAACATATCTGTTTGTCTTGCTCATAACGCGCCTTACTCATGTGTTTCCTCCCGTTCAGTATTATCACCGTTTTTCTTATTTTCTAATAATTCGCATATCATACTTATTATTGCGCCTGCAATAAATATCGTTATACAACACTCTATCGTATGCAAGTTATCTGTTATGCCCATCACTTCAGAAATAAGCATAATCGTAATACTCAAAATAAAACCAACCATATAAATAATTATGCCTATGCTTTTCATTTTAAAATCTCCTTAAAAGTATTTTGATGGATTATTCTGGTAAATTTAAGAACACTATTAATCCCCTTTTAGAAGTATAAAAACGTTCAACTATTGCACTAGCATATTTATCATTTAAAAATAACTTTGGTACAAATTGGGTAAGGCTCTGATCAAAACTAAATTCAGCAGGTATTTTTTCATTTAATTTTTCCCAATTATTAGTTAATTCATTATTTTCGATAATAGTATTTGAAAAATCATCATATAACTCATAATCATAAATCAACACTTCTCTGGATTCATTTCCCCATATATTAATAAAATCACTTAAATTCATTTGTTTTCCTTTCTGTCAATACTTCATTTTTATATTTTTCTATTAATATGTTATAAGATTCCCAATACCCCATAACTTTTTGACTGTTTTTATTGCTTTTAATATCTCGTCCTGTGTTATAAGCGGCGTACGCTCTTTCAGTATTCCCATACTTTTCGACATATTTCTGCAATTCCCACATGCCACATTTAATACCTGTTTCTGTATCATAAAGATCATCACTTTCAGTGATCATGCCCTCTTTAATAAGGGTTTTCCACCAACACGAATTGGTCTGAAAAATACCCTTATCGGTTGATCCATTTTTATTATGATTAATGGCTTTCGGATTAAAATCCGATTCCTTTTGGATTACAGCTAGTGCAAATCCATAATCAATTTCACGATCAATAGATTCTTGCCATAAAACACGCTGCAGTTCCTCATTAAGCGGGATTTCAGGAATATAAATAAAACCGTCATTTTCTTCAACTTCAATCACTGGATCTTGCCCGGTTTCAATAACCGGGCATCCCTCAATTTCAATTATTTTGACATTAGATTCTGCAGCAAAAATTTCACTTGTAGTAAACATGATCATCATCGCTATAATGATAAATTTCATATCAATCCCCTTCTTCATATTACTTAATTACCTCAACTTTACATCTTGTAAGTATTGTCTGCTTTTCTCCCTTATATTCATTGTGGTCCTTAACGGTACCTTTAAGAATAACCTTAGTTTCTTTTTCAAGATCAAGCCAATTAGCAGTTTTCCAGACGATTATATTCCCCTGATCGTCAGTAAAGCTGTAAAGAGTCTGTACTCCATACATTGTCTCAAAATTTACATGAAACTTAAAAGTTACTTCTATTTCGAGCTTATCTTTGATGTTTCCAACGTATTCTGATTCCTTAATATTGTTGATCTTATTATAATTTACTTTCTTTAAAGAATCAAGATCTAAAGCAAAAAGCTTTTTATTATCGAATATATATCCATCAAGCAGGCTTGTTATTAAGCATTCTGATAAATCGACTTTCATAGCCTGATAATCTTCAACGTCATGATCTATATGCCATCCGAGAATATAATCAAACTTTGCTCCGATTGCTTTAAGCTGATCTTTGATCTCATAAGTGTTACCTAAGAAAATATAGGTAGCTTTTTCAGAATTAAGACCATTCTTTTCGAGCCATGCTGCCTGTTTAGCAGGAAGTTCTGCCTCAAGCTTTGCTATTCTTTTAGCTTCTCTCTTTTCGCGCTGCGCCTGAAGCTTTGCCTCATACTCAGGTGTATATTCCTTGTCATCCCACTCAGATATTCCAGAACCACCGCATTCGAAACAATCACCGCCATTAATTGGCACATAACATGGGATTATTCCTGTGCCACCACACTTAAAGCATGGGCCGATATTGTGATAATACTTTGTTCCATTTTTATCTGTCTTATAAAGAATTCTCTGTGCCATGATTACTACCTCCATAAGTGTATCTCTGTGATTATAATACACTAAAAGTGGTAGTTTGTAAATAAATTTTTTAAAAATTGCCACCTATTTTCAAGGTGGCAAAAAATTATTATTTTCCAGTAGATCCGAATCCGTGGTCTTCTCTTTCATCTCCCAGACTATCTACAAAATCCGCATATATAACTGGTCTCACAACGAACTGGCCAATTTTTTCTCCCGCATTGATAACATAGTCTTCATCTGTTGTATTATAAAGAATCGCGTGTATTTCTCCTCTATAACCTGCATCTACTGGAGCATTTGCTGCCCATATACCCTTTGAACTAAGGCCGGATTTGCAATGGACAACGATGTCATATCCATCTGGTAACTCAACACCTACTCCTGTTGGAACCTTTACGACAGAATGAGCAGGAATTATAGTTCCTTGTGCTGCAAAACAATCTGCTCCGGAATCATTATAATGAGCTCTGTCCGGTACCTGATAACCTGCAAACTTAAGTGTTTTAATCTTCATCTTTAATCTCCTTAAAATCAAAATATTCTTTGATAAAATTCATCGTGATATTTTTCACCTGATCTGCGGTGCAATGTTTAGTAGCAGCTTTTACCATTGCTGCAACAAGCTCATAATTTTCATAGAATTTTTTTCTATCCCAATTTATTTTTTTGCGAACCGGATTATTTATAATTTCCATGACTTTATCATAATCACGGTCATATAAATGAAGACTAACCACAAAATGTGTATAAGATCCACATTCAATATTGAGTCTATATGCAATATACTTCTGAAGCTCTGTAAAAAATGCGATATCATATGGCAATCCAAACCATACATCATTGGACCTCATTATTCCGGTACAATGCAGTTTATTCTTACGAATTAAAAAATGCAAACTCATTGTACACGGCTCATCATGCGTATCAATTACATTTTCGTTTGGCGTATTTAAGTTAATCTTTGCTCGCCTGCTGTTCGGATCTACAGTCAATAGTTCTATTACCTTTTCAATCTGATCAAATCCAAAAGCATGATGCATCAAATAACCATATGCACTATTACAAGTTATACCATCATCTGACACATGATTCCAAAACGATGAAAATTTAGAAATAAATTCTAATGATCTATCTCCGGAAAAATACCACAATAATTCGCCGAATAAATAAGTATATGACATATTTCTTATGCTCAGGATATTATTGTCTACATTATTGAGCACAAGTTTAACATTATTTAATTCTCTAGTATTATCAACCAATGGCGCATGCACCAAGTCTTTTATCAAAGACAGATAAATATCATCGATGTCAAATCCTACCCTTCCCATTTTTAATCCTCCTTGACCTTGAGCACCCATAAGCAGTTTCTTGCATGTTCAGCAGGAACCATGGGCGCCATCATATTAGAAAGGAGATTGGTGTCATAATATTTGCGTAATTCTTCAAACGCTTCTTTTCTCCAACCAGTAAGATCTTCTTTGTAATCTTTAATTGATGCAAATGTTCCATATTTGGCTTTGATGGTGAAAAACTGCTCGAGCTTTTTCTGAAGCTCGAAGTGATCCCATTCTCCGATTTCTCTTTCAGGGCCAAGAATGTGATTTTCTGCAGCACCGACCTGGGGATCATAGTTGGGTGTACTGAGGTAAACCGTGGTATTCTCATCGCAGTGATATGCGATGTTATCGAGAAATACATCTGCATTTTTATGGCCGATATGTTCCATAACCTCAAAGCATGTAATGATATCGAATGTCTGACCGAGATCAAGCTCAGGCTGACAAAGATCCTGCTGTCTAAATTCAGCAAAATCAAGTTTCCCGAACTTGAAGTTGTTTTCTTCAACCTGCTTTTCTCTGATATCAAGACCAAGATACTGTTTTGGTCTGTACTTGTTTCTGTAGAAAAGCTCCAACATTTCTCCGGATCCACAACCGAAATCAAGAATTGTCTGGCCGATCTTTGCATTCTTAAGAACATGGCTCCACCTAAGATAATGAGCAAAATCATCGCGGTGATATATGTGTCTCTCAAATACATCTTGAGGTGTAAGCTGCGTACAATTATATCCTTTTTTATTTGATGCCATAATATTTATTTTCTCCTTTCAATTTTGGTTTTTCCTCAATGAATAAATTTTTGCTCTGGATAATTGTTTACCAGATTAAATATTTCGCTTAAAGTCAGTTTGGATGTATCGATTAATGGAACTGAAAATGCATTTGCATAAAAAATAAATTCATTATTTATGAATTCAATTTTTTCCATGATTTTTTCATGCTCTCCTCCTCTCTTATTTAATCTATCTCTTATTACATCCATTTGAGCAGTAAGTACAAATATCTTTGCTCCCTGTTCTCTTGCATAAGCAAGCACAAGTCTTGCGTCTTCAATGCTTATTTTTCCAGGTCTGTCAAATACCTGTGGATAAATAAGCTCTCCGATTGTATGACGGTCCCAAACGATATTATCTTTTCTTGCTGTTTGTAAATAGAAATCATAATCTCCTGGATCAGATGCTGTGCAATGACAATAATCTAACCCATATTCATTTGCAAATATTCTTGCAAGAGTAGTTTTTCCAGTGCCATCCGCACCCTCAAGAATAATTTTTTGTCCCATATTTAATTTTCCTCCTTATCACTTACAAATATTCTGTATTTTTTACCACCTATAGTTTTATTAGCAATATCAAAACCAAACCTCTTTCTTATAACTTTGCTAAATTCAATATTGCTCATAGGTGAAAAACTATTAGCGATACAAAATTCAGTATATTTTTTATACACAGTGCTCGTTGGTTCATTGAGAACTTTGACCGAAGTATCTTTAAGAAATAACAGAATAGGATTATTATTAATCTCATATTCATCTATTTCTTTTTGTACTTTCACGGATATCGTAAATCCTTGATTTTCTAATACTCTCTTAAGCCCATCTAAACCGATTTGAATAAGGTACTGCATTACTTCATTTGATCTAAGCTTATATTTGATATAAGGATCATAATCAGGATCATTTTTAGTAAATGTTGCAGTAAAAGGAATGATAACAAGTCTGCTTAAAACTGCTCCTGACTTATCTTTTATCCTAGGAATATTATTCGCTGAAAATAAAAGCTTAGCATAACTATTAAAATCAAAAGGGTCCTGACCTTTTCTTTCTGCATTGAGACGATCTCCAGAAACAAGTTTTTTAAATACCGCAGGATTTGCTATAAAATCATCGCCGATATCATCGCCAATATTCGCGAGTTTATGAAATAATTCTGCGGTTTTAAATCGATCTCCTAATTCACCAAGATCTATTGCACAGGTATTTTCGTCTCCAAGTAAAGTTTTGATCATATCCAAATAAGTAGATTTTCCGTTTGCTTTATCTCCAATAAGAATAAATGCTTTTCGAAGCTCATTTCTTCGGTAAAACGTATAACCTATAACTTCTTCTAACAAATCTCTTACTGCTTTATCTTTACAAGCTAATTTATCTAATGTAGTATCCGCAATACGTGAGTATGCATCTGGAACATAATCATAATCGATTTTATTGGTGAGAATATATTCCGGGGTAAAACCAAAAAATTCTCCTGTTACTATGTTATATATCCCGTTTCTAAAAGCAATGTATTCCTCACCACTTGGTTTAGAATCCTGATCGATAAGCAAGTCCAAATAAGATAAAGTTTCTTCTCTTTGTGTCCTGCTAAGACCAGGAATTCTTTTTATCATTTCCGTTCTAATAAGCTTTGTATTATTTACGTAAATCCCATCTTTATAAATACACAATTGCCCATCTAACTTTATGATGTTACAATTGTTCTTAATAAACATAGCAAATTTATCAAATAAAAACTTACTCTTTTGAAAAAATACCTCTTTCTTAAAAGCATCATCACGTAAAATAGTTTCTAGTTCAGTATCATCCAATGGATCTTTCAAAATGTATTTATTAATGAGTCTTATGGTATCTCTAACTTCTTCAATACCAAACCCATTGGACTGTAATGTAAGAATATAATTGAATAAAGCTTGGTTCCTGCCGTCTCCAGCTTCCATAGTAAGAAAATTTGTATCATATTTTATCGGCAGTAACCATTTTGGAACTTCTTCATATTCTTCATTATCAAAAATATCATAAATGATCTTTCTATCTTTTCCTTTAAACTTTAAAATAGAATATGAATTTTTGCAACCGACTTTTATATCTGAAGTTAAACCACACACAAGATTGGTGCCAGTTTTACAAGTGGCCTGTATGGTGTCCCCTGTTTGCAAATTTATATTCTTGAATAAAAAGTGTTTGCCCCTCGTAGTTTCGTACACCCGACATCTTAGTTGTAATTCTTCAACTATATTCATGAGTATTTCAGATTGTTCATAATCATCAATATCAATAAGAATGGTTGATCTAGATAATATTCCAGCATACTCATCCAGATCTTTTACTTCGTCATATGTTTTAAGTTGAGAAGAATCTACATTTCTGAATTTAATCAGACATTTTTTGTTTTTAGTGGGTACATATCCACGAAATAAATCCATCATCCCGCTACCCCATATTGTTTCAATCTCTTATTTGCTAAATCAATATACCATTGATAATCCAAATAATCAGGAATAATTTTATCATTAACATTGGTGTTATCAATAAAACAATGATCAGGAGTATTTCCAAATTTTTCAATAGTTGCGCCTTTGGATTTACATTTACCAATGTAAGTGTCAGACGTTTTTGTGCTTGCAAATACCCTATAACATTTCTCGCCCATATATTTATTGTTATGCCAAGTTCTCCAATATTTTCCTGATAACTTAATGACCTTTTGAAACATCTTCAATTCTTTACAATTTCTGATAGTAGTTTCTACTGGAATACCTTTGGTCATATAATCAACAAGAGCAATATTTATTATCGGTAGATCATTATCAATGGCACTAAGAGATTTTGTATAAGCGCCTTTGGTCTTTGTTTTACCATCAGCTCCTACAAGCAAATAATTATTGACATCTTTTTGAAATACTTTTGTATATAAACTGAATTCCATCCTCATTCCTGTTCGGTTTTCCCATTCCCAAACAATATCATCAATTAAGTTGTACCATTTTTCCAATGTATACTTTACCGGCATCTTGAATAAAATACCGTCAGTATTAGATTGAATGAGTTCAATGTAAGGTTCAAGTTTTTCAAGTAAATCAACCAATAAAAGTTGTCCGTTTACACATACCGCATTATTTTCTCGAGGATCAAATAACGGAGAATGCGGATCTTTTAACTGACCTGATATTGCATTATCTGCAATCTTATAAGGAAGCCTTGCCTTCTTGTCGCCTAATTTTTTAAAGCGAAGGTTTTCCCCATGTATCTTTTCAAAATTCTCAGGATTTGCCATATTTCTGTAACCAAACTTATACCTAAGCTGCAAGCTAGGATAATAAGCAGTTACATCAGACATAATAAAAAATCCGGTGCCATAATAAGGAATAGTTTTTGCAATTACCTTATCTTTTTTATGTTGAATTTCACCGGTTGCCCCATGAAGACCGCCCCATGCAAGTGTATGAGGAATCCCGCAAATATCAACCACGTTAGATTTTGAATAATCATGGTTTTCTGGCTTTTTATACCAATTAAGCAAGCTTTTATACTTGCTCAATTTAAGAGTTGGGGCGATAGGAAAATCAAACTCATCATCGTCAAATGATTGTCTTTTACCTCCTAAAATTTTGGCAACTCGCTGTGCTCCTGTTTTTCCCATATATGTCATGGGAAGTTTGAAAATTTTTACAAGGTCCAATGCAGCATCAAATTCTGCTTTTCTATTAAGAAAAACTTCAATTGTTTGTTCTACATCATGATTACAATAAAATTCAGTTTGGGCTTTTTCTTTATCATTTAATGGTCTATCTATATCAAAAGGAACTTCTGTCTCTCTTATATCATTTCCCATAAATGCTTCAAGAGGTTTTAAACCTGTATCAGTTCTAAGCATTGTGTCAAAGTTGATCATCGTGATTTTATTAAAAGCACTTGAAAATTGCCATCCGTCAATGCCTTTGACAATGATCCAATCATTTATTTCTTTTGGATTCATTCCAAGCATTATGCCTTTAGCAATATATTGATCATATCTGCTATTATTGTAACCGATCCATATCTGATCCTTATGCTTTTCAAAATACTCAGTAAATGCAGTAGCATCATCCCATATTCCAATTGATGTTTTCTCAACGGGATTTATAATCCGAACATGCCAATTATATTTAAATACCTCAAAATCGTAGAAATCAAGCATGATAACATTCTCCTATCATGTCTAGAAACTCATAGAACGCGTTTCTAGGAACTTTTATTGGTAAAATGATAATTTATTCATATTATCAATAAAGTGTCCTAGAAACGCGAAATTTAAATTATTCAAATACTTCTGTAATACTAATACTGTTGAAAGAATCAGGATCATAGTCTACATCATATTCGAGATCAGCGATATCTTCTGCGATATCCAAAACCAAATCGCTAAACTGAGAATAACTCTCAAATGCCACGATGATGTCTTCAGAAGGTTCAAGACTCTTAAGCCAGCCGCATGCAGATGCGATCATATTTGCGTCGTTCTTTGTTCCGTACAGTGTTCTGTTCATGAATAAGCAGCAATTCTTATGAGGATTCTCAGTAATTCGGAACTGAACCTTCATCATCGGACGACCATCCTTTGTAGCCCCGACTTCCAGCTTCTCAATTTTTCCATGATAGATACCTTCTTCAATTTCAGGAAAATCTCCGGTACCGCCGTTCTTTTCGATCTCTGCAGCATCTTTCTTAAGCTGCTCCAAATTTACCTGTTGATCAAAACGAGAAAAATCCATATTATTTATCCTCCTTTTTTCTCTTAAATTTCTTTCTATTTTTGTTTTGTTGTGAATATGTAGCCCATCTGCAATTATCAGGACTATATCCTAAATCGTTATCAATTCGATCGATTGTCAAATCATCAGAATAACCATTTGCTATTGCCCAGTCGTAAAATGCTTGAAAATCATTTTTCCATTCATCACAAACAGTAATTCCACGGGCTCCATATTTCTGATAATTTGTATCGGATGCTAAATAACACCTATGGTTCATTTCTACCCAAATTCTATAAATTCTTGTACCAGATAAACCATGCTTAGTAAATAATTGTCGCGCATTTTTTTGTTTATCACACCCGCAACTTTTAGTATGGCCAGAGATCAGATTTGACTTATAGACAATGGTTTCATTTCCACATTCGCATGAACATCTATATTTAATACATCCATTTTTATCGCTGATCATTTTTTCTAATACAGTCAATTTATAAAATTTTTCACCAATTAATTCTGTCATTACACTCTTCTTCTGCGTCTTCTTACCGGTGTTCCATCTGCCGGCTCTTCTTTGACTGTATTTTCATTAACTGACTCCGGTGCTGGTGTTTCTGTTTCTGCAGAATTGGTTTCTTCTCTTTTTCTTCTTTTAGGAAGCTCGGGTTCTTTTACCTCTTCATAAGGAATTGCCTCACGAGGATCATTTTCATCGACATTATTAACTATCGCTGAAAGTCGTTCTGACCTAAGATTTCTCCTACGTCTTGGCCCCTTTTCTTCTGCAGTTCCTACATCAGTTCCGGCACTCTCAGGCTCGGCATCGTTATTTTCCCCTGATCCGTCAGGTGTTTCTTCTTCCTTAACCTCTTCAGCGGTCTCTGTAGGCTGAGTTTCTTCTTTCTTTTCTGCGTGTCTTCCTCTTCTTGATTTTTTCTCTTCAGATTTTGGAGCTTCTGCAGCAACCTGATTATCTTTTTCTGCCATCTCTGCGTCAGATTTAAAAGCACCGATCTCATAATAATTTCTGATCTTATCGTCAACATACTTAAGATCATTATCGATGGCAAAAGTCTTAAACATGCCAATTGGTGATTTCACAGTGTCATGACCGGAATTCTGAGTAAGGAATGTATAAACCCCATCAGTAACATTGGTCTTAAGAACAATGGTAAACATTCCTTCGACAGTAATCTTCTCATCGAGCAGCTTTCCGATTGTCTTGATCTTTTCATTTCCATTCTGGTCTCTGTCAATGTGTGCCAGGAAGTAAACTATTTGATCATCAGAAAGTTCCTTGACCTTATTAATGAGATTCCAGAAGTTTTGGGCAATCTCAGTAAACTTATCATAACCCCGTTCGGTTGCTCTTCTCATGAATTCATTGGCCATAAGATATTGAGCATCATCAACAACGATTACAGGTTTATCAGTTGCCTGCATTTCCTTGAGGATCTTTACATAATTATCTGATGAAAAAACCTCAAACTTATTTTTGAAAGGAAGCGGTTTTCCTTCCACGTTGATCACTTTGATCTCTGAAGCATCAAAGTTTCTAAGACTTGCACTTTTTCCAGTACCGGACTCACCTAAAACTAAAACAGGTATTGCCATTTATTTTTCCTCCTTAAATAATTCTTTTGCCATTTTGCCTACAAACTTGGCCAGCTCATTTGAAATTAATACTATTTCTGTATGTTCACTAACCATATCAACAAAAACACTCGCAGATGATTTAAAAAAATCTTCTTTTGAAAAAGGTGTTTTCTTTTTTCCATAAACGCTATTCCAAATCGCCTTTATGCCTTCATCATCAGAATTGATAATGAGTTTTAATAACTCCAGCCTTTTATCCATTTTTCCTCCTTATTTTTCTGTAACTCTTGCTGACCACATGTCAGCAGTATGAATGATTAAATATAATGGAGTCTCATTTCCTTGTAAAGCATACTTGAGATCTCCATACATTCCATTATGATACAGTATCGCGAACTGTTCTTCTTCTGTAAGATCAACGAACATTGATATAATTGCAATAGATCTGATCTCATGATCCACATAAAGAAGATTTGGATTAGTGACATACGGCTTTGATGAAGAAACTTCTCCTGATTTAAGAACATTTGGAATATAATTTGGTTTTCCAAATTGTCCTATTTTTCCGACATCATGAAGCAAAGCACATATTGCAATAGAATCCCTCATTTCTTTGGTAAGATTCTTGCCTCCAATAAGTCCGACGCTGATCTTTTCTGCAGCATGGAGAACATTTATACTATGTTCAAGCAAGCCTCCTTCTTTTGCAAGATGGTAACTTCCAGAGCAAGGAGCGGTAACAAATCCGCAATCTGTCAGATAATCAAGTAAATCTTCCATTCCTTCTCTTTTTGTTTTGAGAAGAGTAGTTCGAAATTCATCGATAAGTTTATCAGTTTCTGCCATAGTTCCTCCTATTTCATTATTATTGGCATATCTCTTGTAAAAGTTTCTTTTCGTAATTCTTTTACAAATATCTTAAAATCATCAAAACCTGACGGATAAAGAACAAAAGCAAATCCACCCGCTTTTCTGATTTTTTCACAGTGATAAATCTGAAGATCTGAAGGTTTTCCGTTTTGGGCTTTAACTTCAATTCCGACAAAATAACCATTTATGCAGGCCAAAATATCAGGAATACCTTCCTTCGTCATTCGGTTAGCAAAGAATTTTACGTACCATGCTTCTTGATTATCCAGAAAATCTTTAATTTTATTTTCAAAATTTTTCTCAGGTCCCATTTTCAAATAAAGCCTCCGTATAATCTTTTCTCATTGCAAGTGTAGCATATATTTTTTCTTCTATACTGTTTTCGCAAATAAGATAATAATAGAAACATGGTTTCTCTTGACCAATTCTATGAATTCTTTTCTTAGATTGCTCAAATAACTCAGAACTAAGTGGCGGCGTAAAATAAATAATCTTATTTGCTTTTTGAAGGTTAAGCCCCATGGCTCCAGCTTGATACTGAATGAAAGTAATTGAATTTCTTTTAAACTGGTAAGATTCAAGATCTTTTCTTGATCCATTTACAAAAGAACAAGGCCGATTTTTTGATTTAGCAACTGATAGTAATAAGTTTAATTCTTCATTAAAGTTATAAAACACAATCAATCTGTCATTTGTACTTTCAATAAGATCATTAAAAGCATCCAATCTATTTTGATTATAGTAACCGCATAATTGTCTTTCATAAAGCATTTTAGTAAGAGTAGTATCGCCAATTAGTTCAGTGTCATCAAATTTTATGATATGATTTTTCTTAAATTGCTTATATTCCTTAGTAATAGGAATTTTTATTGCCTGATCGATCTGTTCAGGAAGGTCAAATACTTCATCAGTCTTTATAAAGTCACAGCCATATTCTCGCATTTTTCTTTTAAGTCGTTCTTCATTCTTATAACCATCAATCACCATTAAAGGAAATCCATTTGAATCATCCCAATGATAATCGACATAGTGATCATAAAACATTTTCTTTTTGATCGGCCATCCAAGTAGATGCATTTGACTCCAGAGATTTTCATATTTACCGCCTACTGGTGTACCAGATAAAAGAATAACATTCTTTGGCTGCATTTTCAAAATGAACTTAGACCTTTTTGAAGTTTCATTCTGGATAAGAGAAGACTCATCCAAAAGCAAAGTAAAATCTCTTAAACTTAGAAGTTCTTTTCTTCGCCAAACTAAATCATAATTAATAACACCTATTCTTTCATAATAATCTTCTTGCTCTTGATAACTCATAAAAGCTTCAAATTCAACTTTATTAGTTAAATCAAAAATAAGATATTCCTCAGAATAATTATTTATAAGGTGATTAACCCAGTCATCGATTTTTGATTTTTGGCAAATAACAAGATTTATCTTAGCATTTAGATCTGCAAGCTTTTCTGATCCTCCGTAAGTTTTGCCTAACCCCATGTCCCAATACAAGGCAATTCGATTTTTATCTTTAAGCCTCTCGAGAGATTCAACTTGGTGTTTGTACAGTTTCATGAGGATCCTCCAAGAAAATTTTGACTACTTCTTCATTAGTAAGATCATAGGTAGCTTTGATCAGCTTCATTTCATTATCTGTAAAAGGTACTTCGCCAGATAATTTTCTTGAAGCTGTTGTTCTACTGATTTTTAGTAAATCAGTAATAGCTTGAACAAAATTTTCTGATCCCTTTAAAACCATCTTAGATTTTAAAAGATTTGAATTCACTTTCATACCTCCTTTCTTAAACAGAGCTAGTTGGATTCGAACCAACGAATGCAGGAATCAAAATCCTGTGCCTTACCGCTTGGCGATAGCCCCATGGGCGAGATAAGGTTCTCGCATACCACAAATATTGCAGATTGGCCTGAAGCTTCTATAAATAGACACCTCACTGGGTCTGCGTTCATTTGTTCTCTCCGACCCCGCTTGCTAAGGGAGGACTTGAACCTCCGACTTTTAGGCTCTAGCCAACTGAGCTACTTAGCAAACCATTTTGTAAGAAAGTTTATCAGATATATCAATCTGACTTTGTTATTATACAATACAATTATATTATTGTAAACAAAAAATAAATCGCAATAACTAAAAATCTAATAGTGGCAATAAAAGTCAAGATAAGTCAAGATTACTTTTGGTGTAGTTGAATTCCAGTTTTTATGACCGTTGACACGTTTTTTGATCAAAAGTCAAGTTAAGTCAAGATAAATTGTTATATTATAGTAATATAAAAATATATATTTATTATTTTTATTTTTTATTTTTTTCTATTACTATAAAAATAAAAAATCATCTTGACTTTTATAAAAAACCTGAATGAAAAACGTGTCAACGCCAATATCCGAGGCCAATTCAAGAACACCATTTAGTGTACTTGACTTATCTTGACTTAACTTGACTTTTTAAAATTCATCTATGATACTATCAATGAGATCTTTATTTGCTAGTTGGTCTACCCATTTTTTAGGAATGTTATCAAATTCATAATATAAACCGGCAAGTCCTCCTGCAAGAGCAGCAATCGTATCGGTATCACCCCCAAGATTAACCGCTGTCAAAACACATTCCTCATAATTATTAGTAGTAAGAAATGACCACAATGCTGCAACAAGACTATCCAATACATATCCTGTACTTTTTACATTACGTCTATCCATGTTGTTGATCATATCCAAATAAGGATCAAATAAATTAAACTTATTATCCATGATCGATCTGCAGATCTTAACATATATTTCACATGCAAATTTGGATCTAGTAGTATTATGAGTAAGAGCACATACATCATCAATGAATTTTTCATTATATTCAAAAAATGCAAGTGGAAGTATTCTCATAAGTCCACCATTTCCATTGCTATATTCACTTGTTAATCCACATTCATTCGGCTTAATTCCAGAATCATAATTATTTATTGCAGATTTAGTTGTTTCACCAATATCAAAACAATTTCCATGCGGAGTAAACTTTCCTTCATGGTACCATTTTGAAAAATTACGCATGATACTATCTAAAGTAATTAAATAATTTGGTCTGAATGCTGCCATAGTAGCTAATACCATAGAAGTATCATCTGACCATGTTCCAACAGGTTGATCCCATGTACCATGACCTACCATATCTTTACATTTAAACGTATCTCTTTCTTTGAATTCATATGGAACCCCAAGGGCATCCCCTATAGCAAAACCATATATTGCAGATTTGACCAGATTGTTCATTTTTGTGCTCCCTTAATAATTTATATGCTATTAGAAAGAAAATGTCCAGAAACGCGTTCTGTGAGTTTCTGGACATGTTCCAGAAGTTACTTTGTCTGTCTACCTGGAGTAGTAAATGCTTTTTCGACTGTCCATCCAAGATGATAAATTCTACCGTAAAGAGTATTGGCTGAAATTCCAAGCTCTTCTGCCCACTTACAAATATTCTGGGACCTTCCATCATATTCAATAAGCGTTCCTCTTCCTGCTGATTTAGTTTCAGTCTTAGGCTTATTGACTGCATCCTCAGCAGTTCTATCATTTTCTGCCTGCTTCTGATCTCTTGCAGCTTTTTCTTCATCGGCTTCCTTTTCCCAAAGATCTTTAGCTTCTTTTTCAGCAGCTTCAAGATCTTTCTTTTCCTGATTTTCTTCTTCACATGCCTTATTGGTTTCTTCTATCATATGTTCAACTTCCAAAATCTTGGCAATGAGCTTTTCTTTTCCCTGCTTAAGAGTAGACTTGGTAGTTTTAATTCCGAGCTTTTCTGCAACCCCCAAAAGAGTTACTCCCGTCATTGACCATAACTTCTCTTCTCTTGTCATTTTTCTTATCATAGTATTATCCTCCATATTAGCTTGTCATCGTCAGGTAACAAGTTGCTATCTTGCTACGACCCGCATTTAGCGGGTTTCGACTTATTTATCTAGACCAATGTATCATTGTCTTACCAGTAGTTGCTTCAAACATTATGATCTCATGATAATAAGATGTAGCAAAAACTTTTGCTCTCTTACATCCTTCAGGCTGTATTCTGATCTCCTGATTTACGAAACCGTTACGTTTATGAACTTCTTTAATAGTAACATCTTTATAATCGCAAACAAGTGAATCTGTAACGTTTAAAAATCTCTGTATTCCTTTAATTTCGACTGTCATATTATTTTACCTCCTTATTTTTAAGCTGCCCTATGATAATGATAAGAGCCTGTTTTGAAGTTCCATATAATTTTTTGCGATCTGCTCCAAGGCTTACTGCTAAATCTCTAAGCTAATTTGTATTCATCTTTGAAAGTTTCATATCGATCTCCTTATTAGAAGTGGTGTGTTTCGTTTGATGATACTATAGTATCACCTACACCTTTTAGTGTACATATGGCAAACCTCACAAAATACCACTGATATTTTTAGTGTACTTTGTACATCTTTTAATGTATAATGTCAATTAGAAAGGAGAAGTAGTATGACAGGGCTACAGAATATGAGAATACAACGAGGAATGACCCAAGTAGAACTTGCAAATAAATCAAATATAAATCTCAGAAGTCTTCAATATTATGAACAGGGAAGAAAAGACATCGAACATATAAGATTAGACAAGCTATTAAGTCTTTGCCTTGTTCTTAATTGTAAATTATCGCAAATAGTAGAAGATCCTCGATGTCAGACATTGACAAAAGAATATGAAAAAAGGAACCGTTAAATAACGGTTCCTTTCTTATTACAGATCAGATATTTTAGCCATAGTATTTCGGTAAAGTTTTGGATTGATAATCATGATCGCATCCATTAACTCATCCAATACAGGAAAAACCTTACTAATTCCTTTATCCATTACTTTCTGAGAAAAATCGCTACTACTATAAGGAAGATCCTCATAAATAGGTTCTGAAGCAAACGAATAATTAGGAATAACTTCTTCCTTTGCTTGATTGCCATACAACTGATTTAATATTGTATAATATGCCGCTAATTTAATGCACGTATTTGAGTTTGGATTTCTTATACCTTGGCATTCGGCAATTGCATCCTTAAGATCTTGTTCAGTAATCAAGCCGGCCACCACCTTACATCTGTTCCATCTTCTGAATGAACTTCTTGAACTCCATCTTGGTACGCTCATCCGGAGCATCATTCATAAGCTCGCGAAGTTCGGATACCATCATCTCGGTACCGTCAGCGCGTGAATATCTGCCCATAGAATCACGTCTTGCATTTCTGCCGCGTCCTCTTGCCATCGCATATCGTGAACTATAACCGCCACGGTTGCCACCTTCATAGTTCATATCATCATAAGCTCCAGAATATTCATCCTCATAGCTTTCAATAATCTTATCAAGGTTTTTGATGGTATGTGCAAGCTTGTCAATTACGTCAAGACTACCTGCATCAAGTTTTTTGCTTCCGTACTCCTCAAGCTCATCACACAGCTTTTCTTTTAATTCATAGATTGCGTGCATATCTTACTCCTTTCCACTAGGCTATCCTAGTTACTGTCACATTCGCATTCTGAACCAAGATTGCGGGCGCCGGATCTGCTACTGTTGCACCCTCTGAGTCATTTTCGACTGATAAGGTTACACAACACCCTCTTGGTACGGTAACTATCGCTGTTGATGTGACGTTGAAAAAGTTCTCTGTGGTAGGTGGCTCGGTAGCTACCGCCGCAGGTGTCACGATTGCACGTGAAGTCTGAATAGGCTCACCATTGATAGCAAGTGCTACTGCAATCGGACCAACTGTTCCATCACTAGGAATTGCGATGTTACCGTTGAATGTTACTTGGTACCTTGCGAAACAACCACACGCGTTGTTTACGATACCTCTTAGAGTAAGAATGCCGCTACCATTCCGGTGATAAACATAGCCTTTGTTGCATGGAATGGAGTCCTGCAATAATACGTTTTGGTTAGGCTGTACTCGTTGTACAGGATTGTATACATACTCTGCCATGGTCACACCCCCTTAGAAAGTACCGTTACCGCATCCACATCCGCAACCGGTATTCTGATTACATGTGAATATAGGTGTTCTTCCATAAACAGGGGTTGATGGGACAGGACAGTTAGAAAGACGGTTATACAGTGCATCAACCTCGTTAGCAAATCCCTGTGAGATAAATGCATTCTGAGCTGTCTGTGAAGCAGAAAGATTAGCCTCAGAAAGTTGTCTCTGCAAATCTGCAATACGGTCATCCTTTGCATTGACCTGTGCTTTGACTCCATCAAGTTCAAGCTGACATAACTTATCAAGGATAGCCTGTGTTCCCCTTGTCTGTGAGTCGATAATATCACGCGTGTTTTGATATGCGGCCGTTCTGTCTGCGCAATTCTCTGTTGCTACGGTATACTTAAGGTCTGCAAGTCCTGCACGATTTTCACAGCAACAATTCTGTAATGACATACCGATGTCATTCATGCCCTGTGTTACCGCTGTCTGTGCCGCAAATGCCTGTTGCATGTTTGCGATCTGACGTGCATTTGCACCTGCCTCAACACCGGCAAAACCATTTGCAAGAGCCATTTGCATATCACCACAACAATTGCAAAGCTGCTGCTGTAATGCATTTACACCACTTCTGATCTCAGTAACATTATCATTGATCATCTGATCCCTGAAACCGTTGTTGATCTGATTGCTCTGGTTCATCCATGGGTAAATGTCATTTCCGCCACCGAATCCGCCACCGAATCCATTGCCCCATCCGTTACCGCCAATGAGCAGGAACAAAAGAAGTATCCACCACCCATCACCGCCGAATGCGTTACCAAATCCGCCGTTGTTCATTCCTGTTGGACTAACAAGCATTGTTGTGCCAACACCGTTGTCATCTGTTAATGCCATTTTAAAAATCCTCCTATAATTTTTGTAGGTTAGCAACCATCTTGCTGGCATCAGCAAAATGGTCGGTATATATGTAACCGACATTTATGTCGGGAACATCTATTGATACGTTTTTAAAATGAATTAAACTTTTGGGGTCTTAAAAGTTTAATTCATTTTACTTTATGCCGAACATATTTTTAATCATGTTCGCTCTTTGCACAGCTTGGTTATACTGGGCCTGTGTGATTTTTCCGCTATTCAATAGTTGCTGTATTTGTTCTTGCGGATTTCCCGTTATCGTCTTTTTAAACTCGTTAAACTGTTTCATAAAGTTGTTATACGGGTTGTTCTGAGTCATCATGTTATATAACGGTGTCATGCCCCTAATTCTCCTTTGACTTTTTCTATTGTCTGCAGAATTTCAGATCTAAAAGCGTTCAATTCTTCTTTGGTAGCATAATTATTCAGGTCATTTTTTAAAGGGATATTTTGTGGTTTTTCTCCTTCTCTGATAGTGTAATCCAAGATCTTCATACTAGGCATACCACTTGCATCGGCTGATTTTAAGAATATGACAGGATTTTCAGAATCCCATAATTGCACCGTTGTATTTGGTGCAACTAGAAACGCTTTTGCTCCTGCTTCACCTGATACCCAAATTATGGGGTTATTCTGATTTTGATTCTGATTTATCTGCGGTTGCGGTTGAGGTACCGGAATTGGTGACTGATATTGCTGTGGAAATTGATAATTGTAATTCATCGGAAAACCATTATTATATGCCATTTTTAATCCTCTTTTCTGTACCACACATACTGCGGTATCTCTTTAGAACTATCCCAAGAATCATAAAGAACTCCGTCTTTTATAGTAGCTACATGCCTACCAAAACCTAAAACAAAAGTGCCTTTAGGATTATCTTTTGCAAAATCTTCTGCCGTATAACAATTAGGACAAGTATCAGGAATAGCTTTGCGATAAAATCCGTGTTGCCTTAAAATCGCTCCCCACACACTATTTGAGTGAGGCATATCACCCATTCCGAAACCTGCTGAAGCTATCTCTGCATATGCCTGTTCCCAATCCATATCGAGTGCTTTGGCAAGCGCACGAACAGCACAATCTTCTACCCTGCGACCTGTGGGATTTGGGTTGTATTCTCTCCACATTTTAAATAATCCTTTTCTACCGATTTAATAAATTCAGTTAATTCTTTTTCACTATAATTTTTTAAAAAATCATACACAGTATTTTCAGCATTTTGGATTGAATAACCACAATTATGTAATTTGATCACGTATTTTCTTAATTCCATAATCATATTATATTTATCCTTTTATCTTTATAAAATGCAATTAGCGTGCAGTTGTAGTGCAATTATGGTGCAATTATGGTGCAATAATCTGCATTTATTTTTAAAAATAAAAAGAGACACGCGTTTAAAGCGTGCCTCTTTTTTCTAGGAGGGCAAATAATATGGATTCATTCTTATACACTATATTTTTTACTTGTCTGACAGACAGATCAAATTCTTCTGCTAACGGTTCATAACATATACCATCACAATAACGACGTTTTAGAATTTTCCGATCTCGCTCCGAATGGATATGCCCATCGATTATTTTCGATATATCCGAATTGCTGTATTCCATGCTATCTCTTTTTTGCACCTCTGCCTACATTTTTCTTTCTTCCTGTTCCATTACACGATGGGCATTTGTGATAGCCGCTATTGCCACCTGTCTTACGTCTACGAGTTTTGATCGTTTGTCTTAGTGTCACCGCCATAGTAATCTCCTCCTATGTTTTGCAACTGCACATCACTATCGCCATCAGACTTAACATCCTGAGTTAACACAACATCTTCAAACTGCTGTTCATAGTAAATCCACCCTGCATTGGTTACCAATAACATCAAAGCCAAAATCACACATAAAATAAATAACCTACGATTAGCGCGTTCTAACCTTATTTGTGCATCCTCAAATGCGAGATAAGGTATTTGTTTCTGATCTTGTTCCATAATATTATCCTCTTAAATTTTATTGGTATTTGCTAGTAATATTTTTATTATACCATGAATTAGAAATTTTAAATTAAAAAATTTAACAAGTCATAATGAATTGTGCGCCGGTCTCATCGGTTACATACAAAGCCCCAGCGAGTGAAGTCGCTTTACCAGATTCAGGCTGGAAATAATACCACTTACCATCGATCTCTTTCCAATCCTTAGCCATCAAACCTTTCTTATCAAAATAATATTTGTGATGATTGATAACTCTCCAACCATGAGCATTGACACCCTCTTCAAGTCTAAAGTACCAGTCGTTCTCATTACCGTTCGGGATCTTAATCCAAGTTGGATAAGCTTCGGATTTACCGACATCAACAATGGCCCAGTTAGGTGTACCATAACCTGCAATAGCTGGGTCGCTAAGGCTGTACGTCTTGATAGCTACCTTACCACCATTCGACACAACATTGGCACCGGCTGAAGTATTACCTTCAACTGTTGTTACGGTAGCTGATGTTTTTGAGAGAACTGCGCCTGTGTGATGAATTCTGACATCATTCTCGAAGAATATCTGATCACCAAGCCGAGGGTTTGATGTATGCCATCGCCCCATCTTTTTGTAATATTCAGCAGATGTAGGTGTGTAAGCAGACCAACCACCGAGTAGAAGCTTAGCTTTCTCAACGCCAAAACATCTAACCATAATATCATCGAAAAACTGATCACACCATTGATAGTTAACGCCATATACATTACCGGACTCCTTTCCGGTTGTACTAACTAAATGCTTTCCGAATATTGTGTAATTATTTTTCCCAGCATTCACTATCTTTCCTTCAGGTGTGCTATCTCCTAAATCACTTCCATCTTTTTTCTCACAGTAGCCAACCCATTTCTTTGCTTCTGCGAGGAATATTTCTACTGCTTTCATGATTCATCCTCTTCCTGTTCTTTGTCATATTTTGCTTTATAGTACTTAACTACCGCACCCATAAAAGTATTAAGTCCTGCCATCGTTGCCAGGACCTGATCCGTATAAGGGATTTCCCAGGTTACCATCACGACACCTACAAATGCCATGAATGCCGGGAACCAGCAAAGTGCAAGATCTTTTAAGAAATCGTATTCTTTGTTTGATATCTTCATAATTTACACCTCATAAAAAACTATTATTTTCCATGCAATCTTGATATGCTCGTGCTACATTTTCCTCTGCAAATACCGCTTTTTTGTTCTTAAAATCGGGATGCGTTC